TGGCTTCCTCGGCCGTGCAGGCCGTGTTGCGAAAGTCGGGGGTGCCGGCGGCGGCCCGGTCGGCGGCCACGACGAGCGCCGCTTTCTGCTCCGAGCGGCGTCGCCGGCGGTCCTCAAGCGGTTCCTGCTCCCCCGCGCGAAGCCGCCAGGTGCAGTAGTACGCGATGGCGGCCGCCATGATGCGGTCGTCATGGGCGCCCTTGGCCGCCTCGGCTTCCCAGAGCGCGCCCTGCGTCTGGAAGTCTTTGAGTTCCTCGTGCAGGTGCGGCGAATGCGTGATGAGGTCCGGGAGGCCGGTGACCGCGTCGCGGGTCGTCAGCGCCGTGCGGAACTTGTCGAGGAGGATCGGCCGGGTGCGGGTCGTCGTCATCCAGCCGATTTTGGTCGAGAACCGCGCCGACGGGTCGGCCGAGTCGTAGTACTCCCACCGGTAGAAGTGGGTGTACCCGAGGTGGAGTTGCAGCGTGTCCTGGGTCGACAGGCCGTGGTTGTTGCACTCGATGGCGACGAGCGCCTCGTACCCGGACTCGTCGCGGTACCAGTCGCCGAGCGCCAGGAGAATCGACGCGAACTCGGCTGGCGCGATGGTGTCCGAGGCAAACTCGGCGACCTGCTCGTCGGGCTCGTCGATCGATCCCTGGCGGACGACTTGGGCGACCGAGCGATCGAGCCCGAGGCCGTCGCCGATGTCGGCGCCGATGACGTAGCGGTAGGTACCGCGCCGACGAGGCGGTTCGTAGCAGAGGAGGAGATCCAGACCGAGCGAGGTCGCCTCGGCGGTCTCGCGGAGTTCCTGCGCCGACGGCACGCGGAAGCCCATGCCGGCCGGGAGGAGGAGCGGCTCGCTCATGGGCGTGGCGCTCCCGATCGGCCCTCGTCGCTACGTTCCCACGCGCGGAGGGTCGCGATGTCTTTGGCCGGCTCGATTTTCAGAATCCGGGGGGCCGACTCCTGCCGGCGGACGGCTTCGAGGGTGGCGGCGGTGAAGACCGAGCGGCCCGAGTACTGAAACATCTCGGCGGGGGTGGCCGGGTACTCCTCGTAAAACTTGTACAGGTCGCCCTTCTCGGTGTACATGTCGCGCGTCTGCTCGTACCAGGCGAGCTGCTCGCGGGTGAGGCGGATGGTCTTGCCGAAGAGCCACTCGGGGGATTCGCGCTCGACGGCCACCGCATGGGCGAGGGTGCCGGCGTCGGGCTGCCAGGTGAGCGACGTCGGCACGGCCCAGTACTTCTCCGGCTCGACGTACCACGGGATGAAGATGTTCCGGAAGCGGGTTTTGCCGCGCGCGGTGGCCGTCCAGTGCGTGTGCCACCAGTCGTGCCGGCCCTTGGCGGTCGACTCGAAGCCGGCGAAGGACCGCGGGCGACGCGGGATGGCCGGGATGAGGCCGTCGTCGATCTGGTCGGGCTTCTCCCAGGTCGAGAGTTCCGACAGGTGCACCCGGCCGAAGGTTTTGCCGCGGCCGATGTTGCCCTTGGCTTTGGCGTCGTCGGCCAGGCCGCCGCGGGACGACTTGCCCCAGGCGGTCCGGACTTCCGTCCGGTTGGTCAAGGTCGACCAGAAGCGGCCCGTGTCGTAGGCCCCGAGGGTCGGGAGCAGCCACCACGGGAGTTCCTTGACGATGCCCTCGAAGAGGCTGAAGAGGTACTTCGACTGGTCCTCGACGTCGGCGGCGACCAGGCCCCGGAGCGCCGTTTGCGTCGTCGCCCCGTGCGCCATGATGACTTCCAGTTCGGTCGAGAGGCCCAGCTGGCGGGCTTTGCCGACGTTCACGAGGACGCCGTTCTGGCTGCCGGCGCGGAACTGGTCGATCTCCATGGCGGCGACGTGGTCGAGGAAGAGCTGCTGCGACGCCCAGCGCGGATGGATGGGCGCGGCGTCCTGGGTCTCCTTCGTGATGACGGCCCAGGCGTCACTCCAGTAGCGGTAGTCGAGCTTGGCGAGGAGCAGCTCGTGCGTGATGAAGTCGCTCTCGGCTGAGGTGAGGGCGCGCGAGGCGGGCTCGCCCTTTTTCTTCGGCGCGGCTGAGGCGAGCTGGTCGCGCATCGTCCAGCGTTCGTCGAGGGAGCGGCGGACGAGGCGGCCGCCCGGGAGCGTCGCGGCCAGTTGCCGCGACACCGCGTGCTCGGCACGCGCGATGACCTCGGGGTGGAACACGCGGTCGAGCTTACACCTTGGGGTGGGCGGCCAGCCACGCCTCGTCGGTGGCGATCGAGGACGCGCAGGCCGAGAGGTACGCGGCAATCACTTCCGCATCGGTCGGCGGCGTCGCGCCCGGCGCCTGCGACGTGAACTTCGCCCGCAGGAACGCGATGAGCGCCGGGAGTTCGGCGATGGCGATATTGGTGAGCGACTCGACGGGGGTGGCCATTAGCTGAGCCCCGCGATGAGGGTCTGAAGCAGCACGAGGTACGGCGCGATGACGTGCTGCTGGGCCGGGGTGAGCGTCTTACTGAACTCGGTCACGGCAGTCGACACGGCGGCCTGCCAGCCCTGATCGGTCGCCTGCAGCGTCTTGATCGTGGCCTCGTGGAACTGGACGACGAGGCGCGTGTCGTCGGTCGAGAGCACCGGCGGCGTCTGCGCATTGGCGAGGATGGCGGTGTCGCGCACGAGGTCGAGCGCCTTCACGACGCGCGTCTTGTTGAAGGCGGTCGCCCCGGCCGGCGAGAGATTCGGCGGGGTGGTCGGGCAGGCCGTGAAGACGATCACGCTGCTGAAGAGGAGGAACGCCACGAGCGGCGCGAACGGCAGCACCTCGGGGCGACGGTCGATGAGCCGGTTGAGACGACGCAGCATGACTAGGTCCCTTCCTTCGCGTTCATGTGGAGCGCCTGCGAGGTCGCTTCCAAGTTCGAGCCGAGCATCGGCGGCCCGGAGAGGAGCGCCACGGCAAAGGCGCCGAGCATCCCGAGGACCGAGCCGACAAAGGGCGGCGTCGTCGCGGCGGCCCACGTGGGGAGCGTCGTCACGAGCGCCGAGAGGGAGGTGAGGAAGGCCCCGAGGGCCACCCAGTGCAGGGGTCGCATGCCGGGGATTCTACACGAACTCGCCCCGGGAGCCGACCACGTCGTTCGCCGAACCGGGGGAGCCCGGCGACCCAGTCGACGCGGCGACCCGCCGGGGGAGGCTGACCTAGCGCAACCGCGGAATCTGCGGGTCGTAGCCCCACAGACCGAGCGCGTGCGCCAGCATCACGAGCACGAGGACGGCGGCGAGCGCCCAGACTGACTTCTTGATGATCTCGGGGGTGCCGGGCGCGTAGGTCGCAATGACCCACTGGGCGGCGGCCGCGGCCAACACCACGACGATGACGTAGACGAAGAACTCAATCAGGCCCATGGGGTTCCCTCCCGGGGATGCGCGCTGAGTCTACGCGACGCGCGAGTGCGGCACCATGGCCCGGAGATACGCCCGGTCGTTCTCGATACCGGCCGGCGTACACCAGCCGCGCACGTCCTCGTAGATCGCCCACTCCATGCACTCATGGAGGATGGGGCCGCGGGCGCTGTCGGCGAAGTACCCCGGCGGGTTGGGGTCGTCGCCGGCCGGCTGATCAGGCGGCCGATTGTACGGGTCGTCGGGATAGCGCAGCCGGCCGTTAATCTGCCACACGTTGTCGTCGTGCACGAGACACTGCGTGTCGCCGCCTTGGCCGTTGTACTCACTCGCGACGATGTCGTAGGCCGCCATCTGGGTGCCGACGCCGTAGTTGAGGGCGCCGTCGCCGAGCGGCGGGTGGCCGATGCCGTGCTCGAGCGCGAGGACGGCGTGCGGGTACTTGACGCGGACTACCGCGTCAAACAGGCTGCCGAAGGCAGCCACTTGCGCCGGCGACCAGCCGTAGAAGATCGCGTCGTAGCCCGGGATGAACTGAATGTACTGGGCGCGTGGGCCGAGGGAAGCGGCCACGCGCTCGAAGTTCGCCATGAGCCAGTCGTGGCCGTAGGTCCGGCCGACCGGGTCGTTGTAGCCGGGGCCGGCGCCCTGGTCGTCGCCGGCGAGGAACAGGCGGATGGCGCGCGGCTGACCCGGCCGGCTCCCCGTGAGGATCTCGTCGATGAGCGCGTTGAGGCTGGGAAGGTCCTGGCTGAAGTCGACGCCGGGGTACTGCTCGTACGGCTGGCCCGGTTCGAGGTACGCGCCCGAGAGCGACAGGCCATAGAGGCGGTCGCCGGCGGCGTCCTTGGTCGCATAGACGGCGGGGCGGTCGGACTTGGCCACCCACGCGAGCGCCGGCTCGAACCAGCCGGTGTTACTCGGCATGGGGAGGCCCGGTACCCGCAGCCCCTGGAAGTGCCACGGGGTCGTCATCAGCGACCAGCGATCGGGCGGCGGCGGGTACGGGGACCGGCCGTGCGTGGCCTTCCCCAGGTAGTACGGCGCCAGTGAGAGGAGCGCCACGGGCTAGACCGCTCCCGCCACCTGATCCGAGCGCGTCACCGAGTAATCGAACGCCGGCGGGTTGCCGCCCGTGAGCGCGAACCAATCGAACCCGGGTTGCGCCGTGACCTTGGCGCCGTCGAACACGAGGATGGCTTCCTGCGGGAAGCTCGGCGCGGTCTCCGGGCCGCCGATGATGCCTGCGCCGGTCTTCGGGTCGAACTTGTAGAAGCTGCCGTCCGAGATGAACACGTACCGGGCTCCGCCGCCCGCGCCACTCGCGGCCTCGCCGACATAGAAGAGGCCCCCGCGCAGTTTCGTCTGCGGGTAGGTGAGACTGCCGTCAATCTTCGGCGTGAAGGGATTCACCTGCATCAGGCAGGGAATCGACGGCCCAAGCGGCGACGGGGCGGCGTGGTCAGCCATCACTCACCTACGGGGTGGTCGTGACGGGCAGCGCGAGCTGGTTGATCGACGTGGTGTTGGCGTCGATGCCGGCCTTCACCGTATCGAGGTCCGCTTCGGTCGCCGCGCCGGGCGCCGGGATGCGGGCGGCGAGGGCCACGATGGCGGCCGTCTGGGTGGTGAGGGAATCGTTCACGTCTGCGAGCTTGGCCATGGTGAGCACTCCAAGGGTGAGCACAGTCAGGAGAATGGCGGCGAGGAAGCCGACAACCACGATGGCGG